ATGAGAATATTATTTTATTGTGATACTGTCTTCAGTTTCGGCGGAGTACAGCGTGTGTTGGCTGAAATAGCCAAGGCTTTGTCCGGAAAACATGAAGTCACGATACTGACCACGGATACTTGTACGGACTTGTCGATGTACGGATATGCCGAAAGTACCGTGCGGTTTGATTCTTTCTCTTATTCCGCCTCCTCTTTCATCGAGCGTTTGTTATGTAAAGGCTATAGTTTTTTATATAAACATGGGTTGCCTCATACCCGGCAGACTTCAGCATGGTATGCTGCCAGTTTTTTCCCTTCTTCTTATAAACGGACATTGGCAAGGAAAATAAATGCCCGGCAATGTGATGTAGTCATCGGGGTACATGCTTTTATGGCTCTGCACCTCTCTGCTGTAAAGAGCCGGATCCGGACAAAGACTGTTGGGTGGCTGCATAATTCTTATGAAGCATTCTTTGAGAAAGAAACTCCCTATTTGCCGGGATTGGATTGCTTTTTTCAAGTCCAGATGGGGAAATTGGACGAGAGGGTGGTTTTAAGTCATGCAGATGCCGGTTGTTTCTTTCGGAAAATGAACCTGTGCTGCGAGGTGATATACAATCCTCTGACTGTACTGCCTAAAGGTCGGGGAAAGAAGGAATATAGAAGGATTTTGGCGGTCGGTCGTTTTTCATTCGGACATAAAGGATTTGATATTTTAATAAAAGCTTTTTCTGTTTTTGTGAAAACTCATCCGGACTGGACACTGGAAATTGTGGGGGAGGGTCCTGAGGAAGCGCTTTACCGTTCATTGATCAATGAATATGAATTGGAAAAGAGCATCGCGCTGCATCCTTTCACGAAAGAGGTGCAGGAGTATTATGCACATTCCAGTATGTATGTGCTGAGTTCCCGTTGGGAGGGATTCGGCCTGGTGATGATAGAGGCTATGGCGCACGGGTTACCTGTTATTGCATCTGATTTACCGATAACGCGCGAGTTGTTGAAAGACAAAGATATGGCCGTTCTTTTTGAAACAGGGAATATAGCTCAGCTGGCCGGTTGTATGTCGTATATGGCTGATCGGACGGATTGGGAATGGATGGGAAATAAGGCGGTGGAGTATGCTGATACATTTCATATAGAGAAGGTATGTGACAGTTGGAATAATTTACTAAAAAAAGTAGTGTATGGTACAAGATGAACAGGAAAAATGGGATATTGTGATCAAGCCTCGGTCCGGTTTGTTCCGGTTGGATCTGGAAGAGGTATGGCTGTATAGGGATTTGCTGGTAATGTATATCAGACGGGATATCGTCACTTTTTATAAACAGACTGTTTTAGGACCGTTATGGTTTGTTATCCAGCCACTGCTTACTACCGTCATGTTCATGTTTGTTTTTGGCGGTATTGCCGGTATTCCTACCGACGGACTTCCCCAACCGCTGTTTTATATGGCGGGCTTACTTTGCTGGAATTATTTCTCGGAGTGTTTAAGCCGCTGTTCGGATACGTTCAACGCCAATCAGAATGTATTTGGAAAAGTATATTTCCCTCGTCTGGTGGTACCCTTGTCCATCGTTATATCTTGCATGATAAAGATGGGCATTCAGTTCGGATTGTTCGTTTTAATTTATATTTACTATTTGTGCAACGGATATTCGTTGATGGTCAACGGATATGCTTGGTTGGCTCCCTTGCTGCTGCTCATGTTGGCAGGACTTGGTTTGGGGTTCGGATTATTGATATCCTCCTTGACGACCAAGTACCGTGACTTGCGTTTCTTGATTACTTTCGGGGTACAGTTGTGGATGTATGCCACTCCGGTTATTTACCCTTTGTCCGTGATGAGGCAGAGTCATGAGCAGTATATGTGGATCATTGTGGCGAACCCGCTGACTTCCCTTATCGAAACATTTAAATTCGGATTCTTGGGGGTGGGGACTTTCAGTTGGTTCCACTTAGGCTACACGTTGGTGTTTACAGTGGTGATAATGCTTTGGGGGATGGTGACTTTTAATAGAGTGCAACGTAGTTTCATGGATGTGATTTAAAAGAAGGGACAGAATGGGAAAAATAGCGATAGAGTTTCAGAATATCAGCAAGCAATATGCATTGGGAAGCATCGGAACCGGCACGCTGAGCCGTGATTTGAATCGTTGGTGGGCGCGGATCCGTGGAAAGGAGGACCCGTATCTCAGAATCGGGGAAGAGAATGACCGTTCCAAGAAAGCGACGGGAGATTTTGTATGGGCGTTGAAAGATATTAATTTCCATGTGGAGGAAGGTGAAGTGCTGGGTATTATAGGTAAGAACGGTGCGGGAAAGTCCACTTTGTTGAAAATCCTTTCGCGGGTGACTTCTCCTACTGCCGGTTGTATCCGTGCACGGGGGCGTATTGCCTCTTTGCTGGAAGTGGGTACAGGCTTTCATCCCGAAATGACAGGACGGGAGAATATTTATATGAATGGTTCCATCATGGGGATGACCAAGGCGGAGATTACCCGCAAGTTGGATGAGATTGTGGCTTTCGCCGGTGTGGAGAAATATATCGATACTCCAGTGAAACGTTATTCTTCGGGTATGACCGTGCGGTTGGGATTTGCTATCGCCGCCCATCTGGAGCCGGAAATTCTGGTGGTGGACGAGGTGTTGGCAGTGGGCGATGCGGAATTCCAAAAGAAGGCTATTGGCAAGATGCAGGATGTGTCGAAAGGAGAGGGAAGGACAGTCTTGTTTGTCAGTCATAACATGGCAGCGGTAAGAAGTTTGTGTACAAAAGGAATATGCTTGGAAAATGGTACCGCGGTTTATCAGGGGACGGTTCATTCTGCCATCGATTATTACTTGAAAGAGAAAGGGACGGTCCGGAAAAGTAAAATTATAGATTATGTGGGTTGGACGAAAAATACGCTTCATATAGATTGCATTGAGATAAACGGAACGGAATGTGCCTCTTCCACTATTCATGGAGGTCAGAATTTTCTGACTGTGAAAATACAGGGATATTCTGAAGAGGATATGATGTATGATGTAATGCTGGTTTTGAAGAGCAGGACGGAAGTGCCTTATGCTACTTATGCTCCGGGACATTATTACGGGAGTATCAGTCATTTACCTAAAGGGGATTTTTGCATCGAGAGGCGTATAGGGCTTCCGCCTGTGCTGAGTAAAGGTGTCCTGCAGGTAAGGGGGGAAAAACGAAACGTGTCAATATGTGGTCGGCCTGAAAATGACTGATTGCTTTGGCTGTCAAAGCGTTATGATGAAGTAGGGGAGAGTGACTTGGAAAAACGAAACGTTTACATCGCTTTACATTGGGCTTACATTTTAGCCTCGTTTGAACGCCGTTCAAATGAAATGCTTTACATTGAAGGTGGGATAGGGGAGATTTCGGGTTTGTTCATCGGTTATTCTCCATGAACCTTTCCAGATCGCTCTCATATACAAAGATAGTCAAACGGATCGGTTTATGCAAGTGGAGTGGGGGAGTGCCTGACGCACTTCCCTTTTTTATTTTATCTAAATTATTCCATATAGATGATATTTGGTATATTTGCAATGAAATAAATACCGTATATTATGAGTAAAGTTATCCATGTACATTTGATTTTTGAGAAAAAGAACATCTATTTTGGTAGTATATCGGCCATTTTTGAAACTCTAACGGAGCAACAGGTCGGGATCACCAAGAATAGTCTTTTACATGCTGGACTGGTTGATGACATTGCCAAATACACGAAACGTGCAATGATTATTCAGTCTCGCTTGATAACATGCACCAGAAAGGGCTGAAACAGCCTTAGAACGTCTATAAAGCCGCTTTTTGCGGCTTTTTTTGTATTCGTGTCGGTAATAGTACATCAATGGGAGGCTGCTACTTACTTTGAACGGTTTGAACAGTCGGAAAAATTGAAAGGGTTTACACTTGGGTTTACAACTTGGGTTTACATTTTCTCCATTACAAAAACGAAACGTTTTAATAGGGTTTACACTTGGGTTTACATTTTCGGATTATTTTTTAGCGATTTGTCTATCTATATAATATAGATAGGACTTGTTTTTGCTTGTTTTTAAACTATTTGAGGGGGTAAATAATACATTGATAATATTTATTTACTCCCCTATATTTTAATTCATATCTCTAAAAATCAGTGTTTTGTTGCTTTTTACCCCTTTCACCCCATATAACGCATTTTACCCGGCGCCTGCAAGTGTTGAACTCTCCGCACCTGAAACACGCCCCAAATTGTCCTGTTTAAGTTGCACGATTGTTTGCTTAAGTGCACCTATTTCCTCTGCCATCTCTCGGATAGTGGCATCTTTATCTGCTATAATTGCTAGTAATTTGTCTTCTATTCCCGTACTTTCTTTTTGTGGCAGGGTAGTTGTATTATTAAAAGTGGCAGTTTGTATGTTAATCATCTCTCCCCTACCAGTCAAAAGCCATTCTGAGGACAGATTTTCGCATTTTGCAAAAAGAAGATCGTAGTCAAGTGTGTCTCGCGACAGCCACGAGCTTATAGTTGAGGGAGCAACCCCTATTAACTTTGCAAAAACAGAAGGCTTTCCGTCACTGTAATGCTTTATAATAGCCTCTAATCTTTCTTTTTTATTCATTGTTTTATATTTTGCGAAATTATTTCGCAGATTGTTTTGCAATTTGCGAAAGATGATTTATATTTGCCACGTGTTCAAAGTGTGAACACCGCCCCAAAGCTACAAAAAAGGCTTGAGGTGACAATGAGAAATATAAAAAGAAGAAAAATAGAAGGTTATGAAACGGTATTATTTTGAATTGACAGATCGGAGTTATAATGACCTGGGGGCTTTTATTCCGGATGGGTACAGCAAGGAAGTGGCTGTCAGGCAAGCAAAGAGGTGGATGGCAGAAAACAGTATAGTATTAGCCACCCTTATCGTGAATAGCCTAAGAACATCTAACGTGTTGGATGTAATTAATATTGATATACTTAAAACGAAGATATAATGGAAGCAAAATTTAAAAAGGGACAAAGTGTGAGAATCACCAAGAGGAACGGTGAAGTCATTGATGGTGTAATCCGCGATTGGGACTATAACATTTGTACTTTCGGTCGTGAATATAATGTCGATTATATGAAAGATGGCCAGGTTTGGACTGTGATATGTGTTCCGGAGGATGCCATACAAGAACTCCGATAGATTTCCGGGGCAGTTAGTTCAGTTGGTAGAACACGCCAAACTCCCGCAAGGGAGAGGCCATGGTCCGTGGTTCGAGTCCGCGACTGCCCGCTACAATAATTTAACTTATCAGCGAATTATGAAAGAACGAATAGTGGTAGAATACAGAGAGGTGGGTAAAATAGCCGGTTTGCTGGGTTGTTCCCGGGAAATGGTCTCCCACTCCCTTGCATTCCGCAAGAACAGCAAGTTGGCCCGTTCCATCCGCAAGCTCGCCATCGAGCGCGGTGGAACCAAGGTAGGTGGTAACCCTGAAAAGAAGGAAAGCGATGAAAAGTGAGTTGATGGCATTGTTCGGTGACCAGCTGCGCTGGTTTATACACTTGAACTGGAAGCAGCGCCTTTGTGTACTTTACTTCTGTCTGAATTTCTGTCTGATATTTTCTGTGAGTGAAGACAATTTGCTTTGGGCGCTTTTTGTTGTACTGAACTTTGGGGCTTCAGTACGGCTGTTGAAGAGGCATGTCCCTTTGAATGATTTGGAGGACTGATAACAGAACGGAAAATGGAATACTATAATAATATACTGTGTGTAACCTGTGAAGAGCTTACTTCAGGAGATAATCCGGTGATGAAGTATATAACTTTATACCAAAATGTCCGTCGCGGTAACATCGAAAGTATCAACCGTGGCGGTGGCGAGGGCAATGTAGCCCTGTATTCCTATTCTTCCCTTCCCGAGAAATACAAGAAACGTTGGGTTGAGCGTCATGGCGAGCCCGAGAAACAGATGCGAGAAGAAATGATTCGTAACATAGTGAAGAAAGACGAGAAGGCCGAGAGCTTTTTTGAGGAGTACCGCTACGACAAGAACGGTGAGATGGTCGCTCTTCCCATGGATGTGAAGAAGGAATACACTTGGAATGCCTCGGTACTGAACGCGCTGATGGAAGAGTTCAAACGCTTGAGTTCATCCAATAACAAGCTGACCGGTTTCCGCCGTAACCTTTGGGAACTTCTGCTTGTCACGAGT